GCCCAGCGCGGTATTCATATCACCTGAATTTCGCTTACCTTTGGTGGTATAGCCTACACCTGACTTCGTGTAACAACGATTGATGACTTGCCATTCCAGCAACTCACGAAGTTCGGGATCATTATTCATTCTCAAATAAACACTATGTTCGAGCCGTAAGATAGAAGCGGCGATATGTTTGTCCCATCTACTACAATCTAAGCTATAGCAGACAGGATTGTCAAACATCGCAAACTTGTCTTTTAGCATCGTTGCACGTTGTTTACTATTCAAGCCCTTAGCAATACCTCTGGTCTTGCTAAAGCCAGCCTCAATCTGGTACAAAGCATGCTCCATTGGCCTTAGAAACCTACCTAGAGCTGAGTTGTACTTAGGACTGCGGCATTGAATAATGCGAGGATCCGGATTCTCCTTAGCAAAGGGGTCAGTCTTCTCTGCTTTAACAAAAGCAGTGATGATGGCGTCAGAGCGACGCAGTCCGCGTGCGGCAACGTCGGCCAACGCTTGCGCGTAGCGATCATGACGTCTGCCCACATACTTACTCAAAAACTCCTCGGCACTAATCTTGTTAGTTCTGGGAAGTTTATGACATATGCGTCTGATTTCGCCAGCAAGCAAGGCCAGCCCTTCGCTAGTAGGTTCGGGAACCTTACCACAAACACGATTATGAACACCAATCATTTCGTTGCACGCACAATCAGCGTGGACATAGGGTAGGTAAAGCCACTCTACTGGTGGTGTCAACCTAATCAGCCTACGTTTTGATAAACAATGCCTCAGTGGTCTAAACCTCACCTTACTATCAGCGCCACAAGCCTCTATAGTTTTGGGCCAGGCACATAAGGCGGGCACGATCACCGGGCGTACCTAAGCGCTGGGGAGTTGATAAGCCCCGCGCGATATAGCATTACTATAAAAATTTGGCGTCATACATCTAAAAAGACGCTGAAGCCATGACATACCAAACTGTCCAGAAGCAAGACGGTTGGCATCATCTACGCTACGTTGACCGCCATGAGTGTCAAGGACAGAAGCAAGCGTCTTCTCGCCAGGCGTCATAATCATAGCGGCCGTAACGCAAGGCGCTACCAACGCTGCAATCACAACTTCATCGAGAATCTCGTGCTCCTTACACCAAGCGACACCCTGGCCGTAAAGGTTGCGCGCATCCAACATAGTACGTTTAGTGCCAAAAGCTTTTTGTTCAAGCTTGGCAAACAGTTGGGCATGAACGACGGTTGGTCTACTGACCAACCGTTGAAATTCCGGAAAAGCCGTGAAGTCATCAGGGCCCGCAGAGACTGCCTTCCAAACATTAGGAGCATTGCTATATGATGGACCACCACCAGCACATGTCACGAATTGTGATATGAACTGTTCGGTGGGTGCCATGACATGCAACTGGGGTATGCAAGGGGTCTCGACAAGTACTAGCTCCTTCTCTACTTTTAACATGCGTATAGCACCCAAAAGTGCTCTACGTACTGTTGTAGGCTTCTTCTCAAGTTTCAAAAACTGAGCGAGCGGGGGGTGAACAACCACGCTCGCAATAGGTTGGACCACAGTAGTCGCTGACTGCACAATCAGTGACTGTGTGGGACCTGCAATAGGCGCACCACCACCGTTGGGCGATGCGACACTAAGTGCAGGTGCAGATCTATGCAACCATGATTTTACCACTTTCGGGTCATAAGACGGCGCATATTTGTTAACCACATAGGCATCCAAATTGCCATCCTCGTCGAAAGGGTTCCAGTCCATGGTCTCAACTGGAGGTTCACTTGGCCCGGCCAAACTAATAGCAGGACTGATCACATGATAAAAAGGGTCAGTCACTGTCACTACTGGCGGAGTCGTCGGGACTAGACAACCCGGGCACCACGTCTGGTGGCACCCAGTACAGGTCTGAATCACTCTGCTCCCACTCGCCGTCAGATCCCCATTCAACTTCCTCTTCTTCATCACTGGGCTCATCTGAGGCGATGTTGGCATCACCGGACGCATATCGGGACTGCCACAGGTCTGACTCTGGCCAGTGCTCTGCGTACCAAAATGGTATGTGGAACACTGGAGCAATGAGTCTGGCATGGTTGGGTCTGGGTGGATTAACGCCTTCGTCTGGTCCACTCCAGTATCCTCCTTCTTCCCAGATTGGCGACCAGTCAATCGGCAAGCCGTAAACTGGCGTCGTAATTGTGTGATGGTATCTGGTTCGAAGATTGACGTTCCATTGTGGGTGCCATTCAGGTTCGAATTGGTAACGATCAAGGACGGAATGGGTCCTTCCCATGATGTAAAATCCTGGAAATCCCCATTCGGCGACCTCAACCCAGCAGTCATAGCACCACGGGCACTCATCAAAGGGCACCCAATAGACGCAGCCACACCCCCGACAATGAGCGGGCATGGTTGCTGCCCACCACGGGGCCCAATCGTAATCCTTGGCGCCCTTCTTCGGGGTGAAGGGCAGAATCTTGCTGCATGGCCTTGCAATCTGCATCTTGCGCACCTTATTAGTACGTGCTGGTTGGACATATCTATCTGTGTTGACAAAGCACAATAAATTCAACATTGCAAGG